CTCTTCTGGACTGGGTGGAATGATAAAAGTATCACCCATATTACTAATAAAATATTTGTGTAAAGTCTTTTTTGGTAGGATTACACCTACTTTATTTACCAAGCCTTGTGCAACACCACCACGATAACTTGGATTTAGATAATGTAGATTACCACCAATCATTTTGTCCCCCTGAAAATCCATTACATAAACAAGTGGTCTACGATCATAGAAAGGATACTTCTCTGGAAATGATGCAGTATATGTGAAGAAACAGAGTTCTCCAATTTCTGGAAAACGACTTTCTGCAACATCGGAAAGTTCAACATACAATTCATTTGCATACCAATCTGGAGTGGTGTTTGGTTCACCCTCTGCTCTTTCTCTTATTCTTTCTCCGATAGTCATTTGATACCTAAATTATCTTCAGTCATTATTTTAAATTCAAAGTTACGATCTGCACAGAACTCTCTTGCTGCTTTCCACTTTGCTTGATTTACTGCATATGTTTTCACTGAGTGAGCCCATGCCTTTGTTCTTTTCTTTGGATTTACTTCTGGCATCTTCGTTTCTTTCTTTGGTTTCACTTCGACAACCATAGTTCTTTTATTTCCTTTCTTATCAATATACTTCAAAAAGAAATCTGGAAAGTAACGATGAACACGATTATCTATTGGAGAACGATAGGGAATCCAGAACTCTTCTGACTGCCATTCAC